AATTTTTGGCTTGCGTGCTGAATTATTGTGCACTAACATGGGTGGGCGTTGATCTCCTCCGTTTAACGCACCCCGCTAAACGGCGGCTTAAGCGTTGCGGGCGCTCACCCGGCGGTCGCCGTTGCCTTACGAAAGGGCGCTTGTGGACTATCAGAAGAACGCCGCGCTGTTTGTGTCTGTGCTGTTTCATAGCGGCACGAATGCTCATTTCATGCACTTGCAGACGAAAAGTTTTAGCGAGCACAAGGCGCTTCAGAAATACTATGAAGGCATCGTCGACATTGTGGACCGCTGGGCCGAGGCGTTTCAAGGCTGTTATTCAGTGATCGAAACGTATCCGGCCGATTTTCATATTGCCAAGTCACCGCTGAAATATCTGGAACAGATCAAAGACTTTGTGGATTCGATCCGCAAGGTTCTGCCTGATGACAGCCAGCTGCAAAACATTATTGATGAGGCGTGCGAGCTGATTGACTCGACGATCTACAAGCTGAAGGTGCTGAAATAATGGCCGACATTGAGAAACTGGTCGCCGCACTGATGGCATCAGAAAATCAAGATCGCGCAATGAAAATGCGGATTCAAGGCGGCGGCGGCTATGATAATGCTCGCGGCGCCAGCCTGCTAAGTGGTGGCGGTCGGGCAACGCTTGATATTCCCGTGTCTGATCGGTTGACGGTATCGCCGTGGCTTGGCGGTGGTGGGGCAACAGGCAAAGTGCCGACACCGCAAGGCGATTTCAAAATCAACAAATTCGATCCGCAGTTTGGGGTCGGGTTAAATTATAAGTTTGATTAAATGGGCGCCGGTTATAAAAACCTAGGAAAAGCTGGCCCTGGTCGCCCCAAAGGGTTGCCAAACAAAAGCACAGCAAATGCCCGCGAAGCTATTACCCGTTTTGTTGACGGCAACGCAGACCGGCTGCAAGAGTGGCTAGACCAGATCGCAGTGCAGGACGGGCCGCAAGCGGCTTTTAAATGCTTTTCCGATCTGCTTGAATATCATGTGCCTAAATTGTCACGCGCAGAGGTCAGCGGGCCTGATGGCGGCCCGCAGGTCGTTGAAGCTACTTGGCGGCTGGCCGAGTGAACATCGTTAAAGTCGAGATCCCATACGCGCCCAGACGGGCGTTTATGCCTTTTCACAACCGCACGCATCGCTGGGCCTGCTTGGTCGCGCACCGCCGAGCCGGTAAGACCGTGGCGGCGATCAACGACATGATCCGCGCCGCCTTTACCAGTAAGGACTCAATGCCGCTTTACGGTTACGTGGCGCCGTATCGCAGTCAGGCTAAATCGGTGGTTTGGGATTACCTGAAGCACTACAGCCGGCCGATCAGCAAGGATGCCAACGAAGCCGAGCTGACGGTCACGCTGCTCAATAACAGCAAGATCCGGCTATTCGGCGCTGACAATGCCGACGCCATGCGCGGGCTGGGCTTCAGCGGCGTTTACCTGGACGAATTCGGCGACTTCAAGCCGAGCGTATGGGGTAACGTGGTCCGGCCGGCGCTCAGTGACAAACAGGGCTGGTGCGTGTTTGGTGGTACGCCGAAGGGCAAAAATCAGTTTTACGACATACGCCAAACCGCTGCCAAGCAGAAAGACGACTGGTTCCTGCTTGAGCTGCCGGCCAGCAAGTCGGGCCTGCTGCCTGCCACCGAGCTGGACGCTGCCCGATCGCAACTGAGCAAAGACCAGTTCGACCAGGAATACGAGTGCAGCTTCGAGGCCGCGATCCTCGGCGCCTTCTACGGCGTCGAGATGCGCGAGGCGACCGACACCGGCCGCATCACCCGGGTGGATTACCAGCCCGAGGTGCCTGTGCATACTGCATGGGATCTCGGCTATCGTGACGATACCGCGATCTGGTTCTATCAGGTCATCCGCAGCGAAATCCATGTCATCGACTACTATGCCGTCAGCGGCGCCAACATCACCGAGCTGGCCGCGGTGGTCACCGGCAAGCCCTACAAGTATGGCAAGCACTACCTGCCGCACGACGCCCGCGCTAAAACATTGGCCGCCTCTGGCAAGAGCGTGATCGAGCAGATGGCCGAGCACCTGGGCATTAACAACATGGCGATTGTGCCGGATTTAGGCGTGCAGGACGGCATCCAGGCGGTGCGTATGATGCTGCCGTATACCTGGTTCGACGAGGATCGGTGCAGCGAGGGCATCGAGGCGCTGCGCCAATATCAGCGTGAGTATGACGAGGACAAGAAGGCGTTTAGGCAGACACCAAGACACGATTGGTGCAGCCACCCGGCAGACGCAATGCGAATGTTAGCGATTGCGTGGCGCGCCGAGCCGACGGTCAAGCCGCCGGACCGGATCAAACCGTTGATGGTCGGACCTGAGAACACAGTAACGCTCAACGATATGTGGTCAACAATGAAAACAACTAGGAGTGGCAGATTATGAGTGGCGTAAGCAATCCGTATCGGTATCAATATGAGACAGTCGCAGCCAGCGTAACCGCGCAGGTATTGGGCGGCACAGGCGCAGTGGGTGATTACGTGCACCGGCTGCTAATCAACGTCATCACCGTTGCCAGCGCAGGTGTGACACTGAGCGACGGATCAACAAGCATTGTCATCAGCACCGCAGCCAGCGCAGTGCTGGGGCCGATCAGCCTTGAGCTAAACATGGCAGCAGTTACCGGACCGTGGAAGATCACCACCGGCGCAGGCGCTACCGTTGTCGCTGTTGGGATATTCTCAGCATGAACAAGGCCGGGCTTTATGCCAATATTTTAGCCAAACAAGAGCGCATCAAAGCGAGGTCTGGCGAGCGTATGCGTAAGCCCGGCACGCCTGGTGCGCCGACTGCTGAGGCTTTTAAAGAATCAGCAAAGACCGCAAAGCCAGAGAAGAAAAAATGAGCGCCGCTTGGACACGCAAAGAGGGCAAGAATCCCAAAGGTGGACTCAACGCCAAAGGCCGAGCCTCTTACAAAGCCGAAACAGGTGGCACACTCAAGGCGCCTGTGAAAGCAGGCGACAACCCGCGGCGTGCCAGTTTCCTTGCGCGTATGGGCAACATGCCGGGGCCGATGGAGAAGAACGGCGAACCGACCAGGTTGGCATTGGCGCTGCGGGCTTGGGGCGCATCCAGCAAGGCCGATGCTAAGAGTAAAGCCGCCGCAATCAGCGAAAGAAACAAATAAATGGAACACACCGCAACCGGCGTGCAGAAATACCTAAATGTCGTCAGTCAATACGATAACGAATTCAAGAAGTGGGAAGCGCGTGCAGAGAAGATCGTCAAACGCTATCGTGACGACAACCGCAGCCAACACACGAACGAAACCGCAAAATTCAACATTCTGTGGTCAAACGTGCAGACGTTAATTCCTGCCGTCTACGCCAAACTGCCAAAAGCAGTGGCCGAGCGCCGGTTTGGTGATAACGATCCTGTGGGTCGCGTGGCGTCTGAGCTGATTGAGCGTGCGCTGGATTACGAGATTGAGCATTACCCTGACTTCAGAGCCACGATGCGTTACGCCGTCGAGGACCGGTTCCTCGGGGGCCGCGGCAGTGCTTGGGTGCGCTACGAGCCGCACGTTCGCACGCTTGACATACCCGAAGATGGTTTGCAGGTTACCGAGGACATTGACGATGAGCCAACAAAGGGCGCCGAGAATACCGAGAATCAGGACTACACCGCAGGCGGCGAGGCCGAGCCGCAAGAGGAAATCGAATACGAGTGCGCCCCCACCGATTACGTTCATTGGAAGGATTTTGGCCACTCTGTCGCTCGCACTTGGGAGGAAGTAACCTGTGTGTGGCGCTGGGTCTACATGACTCGGGAAGCACTGACCGAGCGATTCGGCGAAAAGATGTCAAAGAAGATCCCGCTGGACTCAGGACCGGAAACGCTCAAGAGTTATGGCCAGAGCAACAAAGAGCGCACCCGCGCCAAAGTGTGCGAGCTGTGGGATAAGGAAACTGGCAAGGTCTACTGGTTTACCAAGAACTATAACGAGCTGATTGACGAGCGCGACGATCCGCTTGAGCTGGAGGGATTTTTTCCCTGTTCAAAGCCGCTTTACAGCACCACGACCAGCGACACCTTGATTCCGGTGCCTGACTTCGTGCTCTACCAGGACCAGGCCAACGAGCTGGACATTCTCAGCGACCGTATTGATGGACTGGTCAAAGCATTGCGGATTCGTGGCGTTTACGACGCCAGCCAGCCGGCGCTGCAACGCCTGCTGACCGAGGGCGATAACAACACGCTGATTCCGGTGGACAAATGGATGGCATTTTCAGAGAAAGGCGGGCTTAAAGGCGCTATCGACATTCTGCCAATCGACGAGCTGGCCAATGCGTTGCTGAACTGCTACCGCGCAAGGACCGAGATTAAAACGCAAATCTACGAGATTACCGGCATTTCAGACATTATTCGTGGCGCCTCAGCGGCAAGCGAAACTGCAACCGCGCAGCAGATCAAAGGTCAATACGCTGGCCTGCGCCTGCGCTCAATGCAGGAGGAAGTCGCACTGTTTGCCAGCGAGCTAATCCGGCTAAAAGCCCAGGTCATGTGCAATAAATTCCAGCCGCAAACAATTATGCTCTACGCCGCTGCCGGACAAATGAGCCAGCCCGATCAGCAGATGATTCCGCAGGCCATGCAACTGATGCAGGACAAGCCGCTGCGGAACTTCCGCATCGAGGTCGATGCCGACAGCCTGGTGCAGATCGACGAACAACAGAACAAAAAAGACCGCGTCGAATTCCTGACCGCATTTGGTGGATTCATGCGTGAAGCATTGCCGGTCGGCCAGCAGTCGCCGGAACTGGTGCCGATGCTGGTTGAGCTGATTAAATTTGGTATCGGTGGATTTAAGCAGGCTAAACCAATCGAGGGCGTGCTTGATGTGGCGCTGGAACAGATGAAACAGAAACAAGCCGGACCACAAGAACAGAAACCCGATCCAGAAATGATGAAGATGCAGGCGCAACAGCAATCCGACCAGATGCGGGTGCAGGCCGACACGCAAGCCGCCCAGGCAAAGATGCAATCTGACATACAAATGACGCAAGCCAAAACGCAAGCAGAGATGCAGATCGAGCAGATGAAGATGCAATACGCAGGTCAACTGGAACAGCAAAAGCTGCAATTTGAGGGCCAGCTTAAAAACATGGAAATGCAGGCCGCAAAAGAGCGCACCGAACTGGAAGCGGCAACCAAGATTATGGTGGCAAGGATCGGCGCCAATCCGGGCTTAGATATACCGATGATTGAAGCGCAGCAGGCCGCAAGCGAGAAGGTCAGCGCCGAGCTGGGCGAAAACGTCAAAATGGCCATCGACCACATGGCGGCAATGCACGAGAACATGGCAAACATGCATGGCGAAACCATGAACCGCATCGGTGGTGTCATGCAAACACTGGCAGCACCAAAACGCATTGTGCGCGGCCCTGACGGCAAAGCAGTTGGCGTGGAGGTGGCAGCATGATCGTCACCACGACCAAAGGCGAAATGGACGATGCACTGCTTGAAAAGCGGGAAGGGTCTGTCGACAACGACAACGAGAACACGACATGGGTAGAGTATTGGCTGGCCAACGAGCTGGTGCACAGATCCGCGCATGTCAGGCTGAAAAAACCGATGATTTCAATATCCGAGGCAGGGAGTTTTCCCAATGGCTAACACGCAGGCAATGTGCACCAGTTTTAAAGTAGAAATCCTTAACGGCATTCACGCGTGCGGAACAACGGTTATCCGGGCTGGAACGGGGGCCGACACTCTAAAAGCTGCGTTGTATTTGGCAAGTGCTACTGTAAACGCCTCTACGACCGTCTACAGCGCCACTGGCGAGGTTTCTGGCACTGGCTATAGTGCTGGCGGGGTTACCGTGACAAACGCCACAGCGCCCACATCAACAGGTACCACAGCATTTTGGACACCAAGCGCGAGCTTTACCTACACAACCGTTACGCTGACCACATCGTTTGATTGCGTGCTCGTCTACAACAGCACCCAGTCGAATAAGGCTATTTCAGCCCACACCTTTGGCGCCCAAACGATCACCGCAGGCACGTTTGTGTTGTCGATGCCGACCAATGACGCCAGCAATGCACTTATCCGCATTGCCTAATCTATGGCACAGGGCGCATGGGATACCGGCACCTGGGATGATGCCCTATGGGATAGTTTGCCCGTCACCGGCAATTCTGCAACCGGATCGCCGGGTAATGTCGGCGCGACCGTTACGATTGCGCTATCCGGCGTGCAGGCAACGGGTCAGGTTGGCAACGAGGACGAGGCCACAACGGTGCCTGTTACTGGCACAGGGGCTACCGGCGCCGCAGGCACTGTTGGCCTGGTCATCACGGTTTCATTGTCTGGAAACAGCGCCACTGGCGATGCTGGAACGGTCACGGTGGTGCCGCAGCCGGTCATCATTATTGATGACACGCACGACGGCCGACGTTTTAAAGAGCAGCTTGAGCGCGACCGCAAGCTCAGAGCAAAGAAAAAGCAGGCAATCCTTGACGCTTTTGAGCGCATCGTCGAAGGCCGACCAGAGATCGCCGAGGAAATCGCAGCACCTTATGTTGTCACCAGACCAAAGGCCAAATCGCCGCCAACAATCAATTACGACGCGCTGTTTGCCGATCTGGACCGCGTGCAGCGGATCTGGGATACCCACCTTGAAATGGATGATGAGGACGTTCTGACACTGCTATGAGAAAACAATACGTGCAAATCAATGGCGAGCTGGTTGAAAAGGGCGATTACTACGCAGATCCGCTGGCACCAATCGTTATGCCCGACATTCAGCCTTATCAGTCAATGGCAGATGGCAGCATGATCACCAGCCGCAGTCATCACCGAGAACACTTGCGGGCGCACAATTGCATTGAGATCGGCAACGAAAGCATGGAAACCAAAGTCGCACCTCCAACAGACAACCGGCGCGAGATCCTGCGGGCGCAGCTCGACAATATGACGCATGACCAGGCTAATAAAATGCTCGCCAAAGCGCGAGATGATTTACGCTTTACCCGTCGCTAAACCAACCCCCACAGGGAGAACAAATGTCAGATTTAACCGAGATAGTGCCAGTCGAAAACGCAGACGCTCGCCGCGAGCTGCTATCACAACAGTTTGATGAGGTTGAGGCCGCACCCGAGCCAGCCCAATTTGTGCAAGCCGATAAACCGCGGGATGAGGTTGGCAAGTTTGCAAAAGCCGCACCGACCGAGGTAAAGACTGAGGAAGATCCGGTCTGGCGCCGGCCGCCGGCAAGCTGGAAGAAGGACTATCACGAGACTTGGAATCTGGCAGACGACAAACTAAAACAATACGCCTGGCAGCGCGAAAGCGAGATGAAGGCCGGAGTCGAGCCGTTAATCAGCAAAGCCCAGTTTGCCGACCAAATGCAGGAGGTTTTGAACCCCTACATGAATACCATTCAGGGCTTGGGCATTGACGCACCGAAAGCGGTTAAAGCATTGATGGAGGCCGATCACGCACTCAGATACAGTAATCCGCAAGAAAAACGGCAGTATTTTGCTAGACTGGCGCAATCTTACGGTGTAAATTTAAACGATGTGGGTTACGACCTGCCACAACAGGTTAATGTTGATCCGACAATCTATGCACTGCAAAACGAACTAAATAATGTTCGTGGCGAGGTGCAAGGCTGGAAACAGCAACAGGAACAGCAGCAAAATCAAGCCTTACTTGGCGAAATCAACAATTTCAGCCAAAAGGCCGAACACTTCGAGGAAGCACGCCCGGCCATGATCCAGCTTCTACAAAGCGGCATGGCTACGGATCTCGATGACGCATACGAAAAAGCAATACGCTTAAACCCCGAACTTTTTGATGCTGTTCAAAGTGGCCTACAAGCCCAAACGGATGCAACAAAACGAGCAGCAGCTAACACTGCGGCGAAACGGGCGAGGGCGGCAGCGGTGAGCGTTAAAGGTTCTACACCCGGAACTGTTACGAATACCAAAGCGCAAGATCGCCGGTCCTTACTTGCCGAACAATTCGACAACATGAGCGACCGACTCTGATAATTTTCTAAGGAGCTTCATTATGGCTTTTGCCAATAGCTCGATCAGCGACATCATTGCGACCAACATTCAAAGTCGTTCTGGTGAGCTGGCCGACAACGTAACAAACAACAATGCGCTTCTGCGCCGCCTCAAAGAACGCGGTAACGTGAAAACTTTTTCCGGTGGTAACGTAATCTTGCAAGAGGTTATGTACAACGACAGCACGACCAACAACACGAATTCTTATTCGGGTTACGAAGTGTTGAACGTCAGCCAAAACAGCCCGATCAGTGCGGCACAATACGGCATTACGCAATACGCTGCTGCGGTTTCGATCAGCGGTCTGGAAATGATCCAGAACAGCGGCAAGGAAGCGATCATCGACCTGCTTGACGGCCGTATGAACGTTGCTGAAGCGCAACTGGCTAACCGTATCGGTGGCGATATTTATCTTGATGGTACGGGAAACTCCGGTAAGAACATCACCGGACTGGCAGCTGCTGTGCCAGATAGCCCAACCACAGGCACTTACGGTGGGATTAACCGCGCTACGTTCTCATTCTGGCGCTCGGTTTCTTTCTCTGGTGTAACAACCGGTGGATCTGCTACTTCAGCATCGAACATCCAGCAGTACATGGATTCGGTTGCTGTGCAGCTGATTCGCGGAACCGACAAGCCGGATCTGATTGTTGCTGATAACAACTACTACCGTTTGTATCTGCAATCGTTGCAGTCGATTCAGCGTATCTCTGATTCGGGATCTTCGATGGCCGGTGCGGGCTTTGCTTCGCTGAAATATTACGGCGCTGGCATGGCTTCCGACGTTGTGCTTGACGGCGGTATCGGTTCGGCGGCAACTGCAAACCATATGTGGTTCTTGAACACGAAATATATTTTCTTCCGGCCGCACGTTGACCGGAATTTCGTGCCGATTGGCGGCGAACGGCAAGCCGTAAACCAAGACGCTAAACCTACTTTGCATTAAATGGCGTCTATAAACCTTCTCTGATTGACTTGGAAGCCCGGAAGCGGGCGACAGGGCGCAAGCGAAAGCAGCGTGAACGACTAAGTGAGAGGGGCGCCGAAAGGTGCATGCGATAGTCTGAACACTGGTATAACTTTATTGAAGCCAGTGAGGGAGATCCGAAGCGGTTTCCCCGCCATCGAAAGATGGTCAGTAAGCCGAAAGGCTGAAAGTAACAGAATGATTGTTAAGCTGATTGGGTGGGCGGGCAACATGTGCGCTAGCGGTCCGCAGTTTAGCGGTGTTTTGATCGCTTAAAGGAGATATTGAAATGGCTTATACTTTTGACGACAACAAAGCCGGCTTGCTTCAGATTGCGGTCATCGACACGGGCGTTACCAGCCCGAGTGGTGTCTCAACTGGTAGCGCAGCCGTTATTCCAACCCCGCCTAATACGTTGGGTCAGGTCGAACGCGCTTTCGATCCGACCTATGGCGCCGGTGAATTCATCTTGTTGGTGGGCGTTGCTTCCACTACGGTTGGTTCGCTGGTCACCTACGACGGTACTACGTATCAGACGATTCTGTGCGCGACTACTAGCAACCAGGCTCGCCCGGTTGCGGTGGCAATGTCTGCTAATCTGGCCGGCACTTTCGGTTGGTATCAGATCGAAGGCACTGCGGTCTGCGCTAAATCCACTTCGTCAAACTTTGCGGCAACCGTTGCGGTTGGCGTGAAATCGACCGGCAAAGTGGGCGCGACTGGTTCGGGTAAAGAAATACTCGGTGCACGCACTGCGAACGCTGCGACGGTTGCTTCTGCAACCACCACGGTGAACGTGGTGATGAACCGCCCGCATCTGCAAGGCCGTATCACCTAAAGAAAGGAGAGCAGGCCAGACGACAATCTGGCCTGCAATCTTATGGATATAGAAATCATTTGTAATACTAACGATGACGAATTATTTGCCAACGTTAAACTGAATTCTCGATCATGCGATCGCTGGATCGCCGAGGTTCCCGCGCACGATGGCCATGCTGTCATTGTTGGCGGTGGACCGTCTGTTGTTGACCAGCTTGACATGATCCGCAAACGGCACGCGCTAGGGCAAAAGATATTTGCTCTTAACGGCGCTGCCAAATTTTTAAACAAGAACAATATCGTGCCGGAATACCAGGTCATTCTTGACGCACGCCCCGGCAATATTGATTTAATCGGCAAAGCTGACGAGTATTTGATTTCTAGCCAGTGCCATCCTGCGCTGTTTGATGCCGTCGAAAACATTACCACTTGGCACCCAGCGGTTGATGGTTTGGACGCGCATTTGCCTGACTATGATGGCGAGTTTGCAATGGTCGGCGGCGGCACAACGGTTGGCCTGTCAACGATGTGCCTGGCTTACACAATGGGTTACCGAAAGCTGCATCTGTTTGGCTATGACTGCTCGCACCGCAATGCGATGGGTCACGCCTACAAACAGAAAATGAACGACAACGACGTTCTTTGCAAAGTGACGGTGAATGGCAAAGTATTTACCAGCTCGCTGACAATGGCGCGGCAGGCCGAGCTGTTCCCGCAGGTTTGCAATAATCTGATGGATCTCGGGTGCGTAATCACAATCGACGGTGACGGGCTAATTAAAGAGGTTGTAGCCGATATGCGCCGAAATGCCGTTCCAATGGCCGAGGACGAGAAATACCGGAAAATGTGGTCAATTCCGGCTTATCGTGACACCGCACCAGGCGAATTGATTGCCGAAACCTTTGTCAAGGTTGCCAATATCACAAAAGAGCAGAAAGTGGTGGATTTTGGTTGCGGAACAGGCCGTGGAAGTAAGAAAATACACGAATTGACCGGCGCCACAATGCAGATGGTCGACTTCAGCAACAATTGCCTGGACTCGAATGTGACGTTTCCCCTGCTCATTGCCGATCTGACAAAGCCCATTGCCGCCACCGGTGATGTGGGCTATTGCACCGACGTGATGGAACATATCGCGCCCGAGAACGTCGACACCGTTATCAAAAATATTATGGATTGCGTCGAATCGGCGTTTTTCCAGATCAGCCTTGTGCACGACAACATGGGTGCGTTGATCGGCCAGCACCTTCATTTGTCTGTTTTCCCCTATGCTTGGTGGTCAAATAAGTTTAAGGAATACCGCATTCTCTGGTCAGATCAAGATGCAATTAATGCAGTTTTTTATGTAAAAAAGGAGATTTAAAAATGGCTATTCCTTCACGCGTTTTGGCTTCAGGTAATTCACCGCTTTCCACAACCAGCATCTGCGGCGACGGCGCCACTGGCCTGGTTGCGGTTGGCAGCACGATTGCTGACGCGCTGCAACTGTCGGCGGTTTGGAACACGATCACTACCAGCTCGGCCAGCACCGGCGTTATTCTGCCGCCAACTGAAGCGGGCGCTATGATCGGCATCCGTAATGATTCCGGCCAAACGGTAACCGTTTACCCAAAATCAGGATCAACGATCAATGCTGGTGCTTCAACATTGTCTGTTGCAACAGCGAAAACCGTTATCCTGTTTGCTACTAGCGCAACAACCTGGGCATCGGTTCTGACGGCATGACAATACCCTCGCGGGTTCTTGGGGCCGGTGCGTCATCATTAATGACTGTTGCCATTTGTGGCGACGGCGTGGATGGTTTGACTGCAACTGGGTCCACCCGCGCTGATGCGTTGCAACTGACAAAGATTTACAACTCGGTTGATACGGCAACTGCTGGCACTGGTGTAAAACTGCCGCCCACACAAATGGGCGCAACGATTTACATTGCCAATTCAGGCGCCAGCACAATCAAAGTTTATCCGTACGAAGCCGCTACAACGGTTAATCAGACTACATCGGCATCCATTCCGAAAGATCACACAAGCATACTGTTTGCGGTGACCAATGCCATGTGGTACAGCATCAACGGCACTAAAACTTAATCCCCACAGGAGAAATCAAAATGGCTTTAGATAGCGACATTCACAACGCAGATTCGCACCTTCACGTTGAATTTTATTTAAACGAGGACGGCGAATTTAAGGCAAACCCGAAAGAGTTTGTGCGGATCATTGTGCCGGGTGACAAAACCAATGTCGTTGACCAGCCTGTGCGGGAGGATCACAAAGAGCGTTTTCCTCGTCAATATCTGTATTGGAAAATGCAGAACACCGATTCTTCTGTAATCGGCACGCCGCTGTTGCAATGGAATACTGATGATCCTGAAAAATTTAACGGCCACCAAATGGCCGAACTGCAAATACTTAAATTCCAAACCGTTGAGCAGCTTGCGACCGCTACGGATTCGCAATTGCAACGTGTAGGCATGGGGGCAACCGGCCTGCGCGAGAAAGCGCGACTGTATCTGACGAACAAGAATAAATCGCAAAGCGACACTGAGCTTGAAGAAACCCGCGCCCAGCTCAAACAATTGCAGGAACAAATGGCGATGCTGATGGAAACCCGCAAGCCTGGGCGACCGCGCAAAGAGGCCGAATAGAAAGGTTGAATTATGTCGAGCACGATGTTGCAACTGGTGCAGCAGGTCACGAACGAACTCGGCGTTTCGACGCCGACATATGTCGCTGGCAACACGAATCAGGACGTTACGCAGATTCTGGCGCTAATGAACGCGACCGGCTACGAGCTGCTGCGCCGGCACAACTGGCGTGCGATGACAAAACAGTATGGTTTTTACACGCAATATCTGACCACAACCGGCACCTGGACAACCGCGGCACGCACAATTACTGGAATTCCCAGCACCACCGGGTTAGATACTACTTACCAAGTGCAAGGCACCGGCATCAATCAAAACACCTATATTGAATCGGTTGATTCTGGAACGCAGGTTACGGTTAATCAAGACTTTGCCGCCGCTGGCACTGCTGCAACTGCTTATTTCCAGAAGATCCGCTACGATCTGCCTAGTGACTACGAAGCACTTGTGCCGCGCACAATGTGGGATAAATCCAAGCATTGGGAAATGTTGGGGCCAGAAGATGCACAGCAATGGGAATGGTTGCTTTCAGGCTATATCAGCACCGGACCGCGAATTCGGTGGCGCCTGTTGGGTAAGTATTTCCAGATTTGGCCTGGAACGTCTACCGCAGAAAGCCTCGGGCTTGAGTATCGCAGCAACGGTTGGGCAGAATCAGCAACCGGCACTGTCAAAACCAGCTTTACGGTCGACACCGACACCACGGTCTATCCTGATCGCCTGATGGTGCTCTCGACAAAACTCAAATACTTTGAGGCCAAAGGTTTTGATACCACCGCAATGTATCGAAACTATATTGAGGAACTTGAAGTTTCGATGGCTCTTGATATGTCGAGTGCTAATCTGAGTTTTGCGCCGCGCCCCGGCACCGTGTTGATCGGATACGACAACATACCGGACAGTGGCTATGGCCCAAACTAGAGCACTGGTTCAGCGTACTGCAGCCCGCGTGGCGTCAATTCCGGCGCCGGTGGGCGGCTGGAATGCCCGCGACTCCATCGCCAACATGGAACCGTTAGATGCTGTTCAATTAATTAATTTCTTTCCGACGATCAGCAATTGCGTGCTGCGTGGTGGATCTACAAACTGGGCGACCGGCATGACCGGCCAGGTGCAGACGATCATGGTCTACAACGGCGGCACCAGCAGCAAGATGTTTGCCGCGGTCGGCACGCCGGACCTTAAATTCTACGATGCCAGCACCGCTGGCGTTGCAACAGCAACTAGCGTTACCGGCCTGACCAATGCAATTTGGGAATACATCAACATCACGACGGCCGGCGGCACCTATTTATATGCTGTCAACGGCGTTGACAAGCCGCGGCTTTATGATGGCACCAACTGGACCGCCATTGATGCCGCTTCGACGCCAGCCATTACCGGCGTTACGACAACAACGCTATCGAACGTAACGCTGTTTAAGAATCGTCTGTGGTTTATCCAAAAGAACACGCTCAAGGCGTGGTATTTACCGACAAGTGCAGTCGGCGGCGCCGCACAAGTTCTGGATCTGTCGGCCATTGCCAAATTTGGCGGGAACCTGGTAGATCTGGACACCTGGACCATTGATGCAGGTTATGGGGTCGATGACAACCTGGTATTCGTCACCAGTAACGGCGAGGTTATTGTCTACCGAGGAACCGATCCATCCAGCGATGCCACTTGGGCGCTGGCCGGTGTTTGGAAACTGGGATCACCGATCGGCAACCGATCCATGTTGAAGTGGGGCGGCGATCTGTTGATCCTGACGTATGACGGCCTGATGCCGATGGCGCAAAGCCTGCAATCTTCCCGACTAGATCCTCGAGTGGCGCTGTCAAACAAGATTCAAGGGGCCATCACGGCAGCGACAGCGGCCTACAGCAGCTCTACGGTAGGGTGGCAGGTCTATTACAACGCTCGCAGAAATGCCGTGTGGATCAATGTTCCGGTTGCAGTAGGTCAGCAAGAACAGTACGTAATGAACACTATTACGACAAGCTGGGCGCAGTTTCAAGGCTGGGCGGCTAACGTCTGGGAAACCTACAACGATAATCCGTATTACGGCGGCAACGGCGTGGTGGTTAGGGCGTGGGATGACACCTATGTCGATAACACATCCAATATAACAACAAATGCTTTTCAAGCATTTAATTATTTTGAAAGCCGCGGCGTTAAAAAATACTTTACCCGGGCGCGACCGAGCATTTTTACTAATGGCTCGCCAGCTATATTTGTCGGCATAAATGTGGATTTTGACGTTGACGATACCGCAGCACCTCTTTCTTTATCGTCATCGTCTGTTGGTCTGTGGGATGCAGGAACGTGGGATTCTGCGTTTTGGGGATCTGGCTTAGAGATTACAAATAATTGGCAAGGCGTTACAGGGCTAGGTTATTGTGGATCTATTCAGCTTAAAAGCGCCAGCAGCGGGCTTCAAATTGAATGGGCATCGACAGACGTAGTATTCCAGGCCGGATGGGCAGGCATATAGTATCGGGGCCGGAGGTCGGCCGGTGGGTTGCACAGCGCGTTGACGGTGGTTTCTTTGAGGGCAGGGCAACGGCAATAGGATTAAAACGAGATGATGAAATTATTGCAGGTGTCATTTATGAGAACTGGAACCACAAAAGCATTTGGTGCCATTTCAGCATTGAGGGGCAACTGACACCGGCTTATTTGGCAGCAATATTTGATTATCCGTATAACATCTGCCAGGTCGAAAAGATCATTGTGCCGGTCGGCAGCGACAACGAACAAAGCGCAAAAGTGGTGACGAATATGGGATTTACAGAAGAAGGCAGGATCAAAGAAGGGCGCCCAGCGGGCGACATTGTGTTTTATACGCTGCGCCGTGATGACTGCCGGTTTTTAAACGAACGCTACAGCAAAAGGATAAATCATGGGTAAATCGTCACCATCAGCACCGCCGCCACCGGATTACGCAGGCGCCGCTGTCGCACAGGGTGCAGCAAACGAAGCCACTGCTCGATTACAAGGCCGGATGAGCAATCCAAATGTGATTGGTCCGTTGGGCAGCCAGACGGTGACTTTTGGTAATAATGATCAGCCGACCGTAACGCAAACACTGACACCGGCCGCACAGTCCACCCTGGACGCACAGCAGCGCGTACAGCGGGCTTTGGCAGGGCTAGGTGAGCAAGGTATCGGAACGGCCAGTAACGTGCTGGGGAACGCGTTTAATCCAAACCTTGCGGGCTTGCAGACCAATATCGGCAATGCTGGGCAAATCCCGCAAACACCGGATCTTGGTAGATATGGCCGAGCCACCGGAAATCTTGGTAATGATAATTTGGAAAACCCAGAAATTACAGCTAAATTTGCTGCGCTCAGAGCTGCTGGAATGGGTCCACAACCATCTAATCAGGCTAGCGGAAATCTTAGTGGTGATGATATTGCTGGTGCCACAACTGATATGACAAGAGGCAAAAACACACCGCCTCCATCTACCGGGTATGCAGACGGACCTTTGCGGGCGCCAGAACTTAGCGCGTATGGCATGGCAGGATCTAACGTCAACGCGCAGCCGGTGAACGCCGGACCGCAAAGCGGTCAGTATGGGATGGCAGGTGCAGGCCCACAGGCTGGACAATATGGATTTGCGGGCGGTGGTCCTGGCGGTGGGCAATACGGGCTGGCAGGTGCAAATGTGCAAGCTGGTGCAATCAATCAAGGACCGCAAACAAACCAATATGGGCTTGCCAGTGGTGCTTTGAACACCAGCAACATAGCAGCAATGCCGGTGAACGCAGGTATGACCGGCCAGCAGGCAATTATGAACCGCTTGGCGCCACAGCTTGAAAGAGCAGATGCATCAACGCGGCAACGATTAATTAATCAAGGTTTGGTGCCGGGTGGCGAGGCGTACGAAAACGCCATGATTTCCCAAAACCAGCAAAAGAACGATCTGCTCTCGCAGGCGGCGTTGCAGGGCATTGGCTTGGACACTGCGGCAAACGCGCAGGGATTTGGCCAGGCGTTGCAAGCGGGGCAATATGGCAATCAAGCGGTAGCGCAAAACTTCAGCCAAGCGCAGGCCGCACAAGCCGCACAAAATGCCGCTCAGCAGCAAGGATACGCACAACAATTCGGGTTGGCTGGATTACAAAATCAAGCCGTTGGCCAGAACTTTGGTCAAGGCGTTACTGCACAACAATTGCAGAATGCTGGGATTGGGCAGAATTTTGCTCAAGGTCAAGCCGCAAACGCTGCTGGAAATCAAGCGGTGGGGCAGAATTTCGGTCAAGGACTGGCCGCACAGCAAGCGCAGAATGCCGCCTCGCAACAGCTCTACAATCAATATATGGGTGTGCAGGGATTGCAGAATCAAGCTGTTAATCAGAATCAACAGGCGGCATTGGCTCAATATCAAGCGCAGCTCGGTGGTCAGCAGCAAGGTTTTGGACAAAATGTCACGCAGCGGCAGCTTGGCAATCAAGCCATTGCACAAAACCAACAAGCCGCATTGCAACAGCAGCAAGCCGCACTGGCCGCGCAGAATCAGCAATACAACCAGCTTTTGCAAGGCGCACAGTTTGGCAATACTGCCCAACAGCAAAGTTTGGCGCAGCAGCTCGCGTTGCGGAATCAACCGCTGAACGAGATCGCCGGTCTGATGGCTGGCTCGCAGATCCAGATGCCGCAGTTTCAGGGCTATCAAGGGTCAAACATTGCGCCGGCACCAATCTTTGCAGGGGCGCAGGCGGCAGGGCAGTCTGCGATGGACCAATACGGCATCGCATCGTCAAACGTCAACGCGCAGAATGCCGGGCTTTATAACTTGGCAGGCACCGCAGGCATGGCGGTTGCGCTCTAATGCTTGGACTTGCTTTTTCTGGTGGTAAGGATTCTCTGGCTTGCTGGTATTTATCCAAGCATCTAAATCCTGTTGTTTTGTGGGTAAATACTGGCACAGGCTATCCAGAGACATTAGAAATTGTAAATGAAATAAAAAGCCAAGCATTTCAATTTGTAAAAATTAATTCTGATAAGCAAAAGCAAAATAATGAATGGGGTTTGCCATCGGATATTGTGCCAATTCATTTCACAAATACTGGAATGCAAATTAGTGGCATCAAACCCATAAAAGTGCAAAGTTATTTAGGATGTTGTTACGAAAACATAGCAAATCCGTTGATGCAAAAATGCAAAGAAATGGGCATTACTGAATTGATCAGAGGACAACGATTAGACGAAAGTTATAAATCGCTTGCAGTTAATGGCTCAATGGTTGATGGCATTAAGTTTTTGCAGCCCATTGAAACGTGGAAAAAACAACAAGTTTTAGATTATTTGCTAGACCAGCGCGGCAGTTTGCCAGAACATTATTCGATAGATCATTCAAGCCTTGATTGCTATGATTGCACTGCGTTTTTAGAGCATTCAGCAGATCGGATTGCGTGGACAAAACAGCGTCATCCTGACCTTTACGAAATATATTCTAAAAAAATGGACGCACTGAAAATGACCTTAAAACCCAGTCTAAATGCAATGGGGATGATATGAACACCACTTTTAACTTCAATCCAGACGACAAGCGTATGCAACTTGCTGCGCTACTGCAAGATCCGACACAGCCGTATCAGCGAGCCAAGAATACGATGGGCGCCCCCAGCTCAGGCGGTGGCATGGGCGGGCTTAATGACATGATGATGAAGATGATGATGCAGAAAGCTGGAACGCAGCCCGGCGCCCCCGTTGTTGATCGGTCTGCACCATACGATCCGAATTCCCAAAACTTTACGCCGTCTTACTAGAGGCTCAAAATGGCCGCTTCCGACTTTCAGAATCAAAATCTAACGCACGCTTTCAACCTGCCCAGCCCATACCAGGCTGATTTGGCAAAGATCGCCCAGCAGCAAAAGATGGCCGAGCTGTTGCAAGCGCAATCCATACAGCCCACAGAGCGTTACAGCTATAAGGGTATAGAGGCGCACACGCCAGCGACTGCGGGGCTTGCCAAGATACTGCAGGCAATGGGCGGGGCTTATTTGCAGAAACAGGGGCTTGAGGAACAGAAGGCGCTGGGGGAAAGGTATCGTGCAGATCAATCTGCCGATTTTACCAATCTTGCAAAAATGCTAACTGCGCCTGCTGTTGCTGGTTCTGCTGCTGTTCCAGAAAGATTTGCTGAATTGCCAACAACGCCGTTTGATGACGAAGGCAATCCCATGCCAGGCGTATCGGCTGCACCTGCAATTCCTGCTGTTGCATCGCGCAGAGCTGGGCAAATTGATCCTGAAATGATTGGGCAATTTAAAACGCCAGAAACGCAACAAATGGCAATGGCGCAACTGTTGGCACAGATTGGTCCTAAAACTCCAATCAAAGCAGCTGCTGGCGATGTATTTTTTGATGCACAAGGTCGGGAACTTTTCCGCGCACCAGACAAAAAAGAATATGGCACAACGCCACAATATGAAAAAGATGATACAAGCCCGACTGGTTATGTTGCGGTTCTGTATGGAAAAAATGGCGAGCGCAAAGTCGTGGGGCCAGCAAACCCAATGAACCAATTTACAACAGGAAGTGTCGACGCACAGGCAAAACTTGCACAAGATCGTGCAATATCAGATCGAAACTTCAATCAATTATCTGCTAATCAACAAGCGCAATTTAAAAATGAAGGGGCCAGACTTGGCATTAGCGCAGAGCAATTGTTTTTTGATACAGGCGTGCGCGCTGGCGGCGCTGCAATGCCGCCTGCTACTGGCCCTAGTTATTTGCCTGTTCCTACTGCCGCAGGGGCCGCACCTGCTGCGCCGGGTATGCCGCCAGCAGCTCGGCCTGTTGGTCAACCTGTGCCTAGTGCCGCGCCTGTGCAAGCCGCGCCTCGTATCGGCATGGCGCCAGCTCGTCCTGCTCAACCAACTGTTGCGTTTGCGCCTAATGCGGTTGGTCCTACTGGTCAAGCTGTGCAATCAAATCAACCTAATGTTATTCAAACCGCTGTCGGTCCTGTTCAATTAAGTGGGAGAGAACGTCAAAGATTAGCGGGTGCTACACTTGAAGCGCAACAAAAGAAAGAACAAGGAATGTCTGGTCTTGGTGAAACCATTACTGAAGCCCGACAAATATTGACTGGCACAGATCCATTGACCGGAATGCCTGGACAAAAACCATTGCCTACCGCCAGCGGTGCCGGCAGTCTTGTTGATTATTTAGGAAATATTGGTGGTGTGGCACCTAGAGGGCAAAACGAAGCAAAACGACTTGAAGTTATTGCTGCAATATTGACATCAAAAGTGCCAAGAATGGAAGGTCCGCAATCTGATAGAGATGTTGAGCTTTACAAAAAAGCGTCTGGTGATGCTGGCAATTCTGGTTTGCCAATTAGCACCAGACTTGCTGCATTAGATACCATGCAAAAACTTTATGGAAAATATGAACGGTTCAACGCGCCCGCGGCAAATCAGCAAACGCAATCACCGCAATCAAATCAGCGTAGATACACGGTGGATTATTAAATGGCTTACGAGATTGAAACAAAAGACGGCATTGTTATCAGGAATATTCCAGATAACATCAAGCCCGATGATCCTAGCGTAAAAGCAAAAGTCACCAATGCCAGACAGGCCCGCATGGCAGAACAGGGCGCCACTGGTGAGCAACTCTCTGCACCCGGCATCAATCCAACTGAAGGCATGAGCACCGGGCAACGTTTTTTAGCAGGCACAGGCAAAGCATTTTCGGACATTGGCCGCGGCGTTGGGCAGCTCGTTGGCGCTGTTCCGCAATCTACCATTGATGAATCGGCAAGGCTGGATAAGCCGTTAATGAATACCGGCGCAGGAATGGCCGGTAATATTGTTGGCAACGTGGCCGCATTGGCGCCCACTATGATGATCCCAGGCGCCAACACAATGGCGGGCGCCACAATCGGCGGCGGCTTATTGGGCGCCGCGCAGCCAGTCGAAACAGGACAATCAAGAGCACAAAACATTGGAACTGGCGCATTAGGGGGCGCTTTAGGTCAAGGCGTTGCTAATGTAATCGGCCGCGTAATCCGTCCTGTGCAGTCGCAGCTCACGCCCGAAATATCCGCATTAGCATCTAAAGCTGAAAATGTTTACGGCATTCCTTTGACCGCAGCAGATAAAACAGGATCAAGGCCGTTAAAAATTATTGAATCGGTTTTGGATCAATTGCCTTTAACTGCCGACCGTCAGGCATTGGCAAAAGAATTGCAACGATCTGCATTCAATAAAGCGGCGCTTGAAACAATTGGTGAATCTAGCACTAAGGCAACGCCCGAAGTGCTAAATGCGGCACGCACAAGGATTGGCGAATCGTTTAATGATCTATCGGGCAGGAATACTGTAACGCTTGCCGATGATTTTCTTGATTCATTGATAAACATTGAAAGCGGAATTAATCCGTTTACCAAGCCAGCAGTGCGTGAAGCAATAGACAAAGGGCTTGAACTTGCAACGCAAAAAACAATCAGCGGCAAGGATTATCAAAAGATCAGATCAACGCTTGGCAAACAGGGGAATGATGCGTTTGCCTCTGGCAACAGCGAGCTGGGTCAAGCCTTAAAATCCCTTAAAGCTGGTCTGGATGATGCCGCGACTGGATCTGTGTCAGTAGCAGATAAAAATGCGTGGAATCTTGCTCGTAAGCAATGGCAGTCTTTAAAGGTTGTTGAAAAAGCTGCGGCGCCGACTTCTGCTGATGCTGTAGCCGGTAATGTATCACCGGCAAAGCTGGCGCAGGCGTTAATGTCTGTTGACAAAAAAGGATTTACTTACGGCACCAGCAATCAAACTTTGGGCGATATAGCTAGAATTGGTCAAGCTTTCGTTAAAGAACAGATCCCAAATTCTGGAACCGCGCAACGCAGCTTTTATCAGAAATTGATGAACAATCCTATTACCGCAGTAATGGAGGGCGGCGTTGGTGGTTTGTCTGTGCCTATGCAAAGAATTATGCAAAGTAAAGCAGGCCAGGCGTATTTGGGGCAGGGTCCGGTATCAGCAAAAACACTTGCACTTGCAAGAAAACTGCGTGAGGGCGCCGGTATTGTTGGCGGCGCCGCGTTACCGGGTTATGTGGAACAATAAAATTGGTAATTTCCGCGCAGACTGTTACAAAATAAAGGAGTAAAAACAGTGTCCTATAATGGTTCGGGAACTTTTAACATCAACACAGCGGGCCAGCCTGTAGTCACCGGCACCGTCATTTCATCCACCGCTTTTAACGCCCTTACCGCGGATCTGGGCACCGGGCTGTCTACTGCACTTACGAAAGACGGCCAGACGGTTGCAACAGCCAGGATACCGTTTGCACAGGGCATCAACAGCAGTCTGGTCACAGACGCCACGAGCACGACGACAGGCTCGATCATCACCGCGGGCGGTGTGGGCATTGCGAAGGCGTTGTATGTGGGCACGACTTTAAACGTAACCGGTGCATCCACATTGGCTGGTATCACCGGCACATTTAACGGCACCGTAGGCGCAACCACCCCATCAACGGGTGCGTTTACGACGCTGAGTGCGACGGCGACAAATGCGGGTATTACGATTAATACCGTTGCAAACACAAATTTTGGACAACTTAATTTTAATACAACTAATGGCGTTTTGTTTCAAGCGTTTGATTCAGCTTACGCCACAAGCGGCTCGGCAATGGCAAACAGTTTGCGTATTTATTCTACTGGCGCAAATGGCGTTAATGTAGTCGATACCGCTAGTGGTGGGCTAAATTATTACGATAGCGCAACAAAAGCTGTTGGTATTAGCCCCTCGGGTTTAAAAATGTTTGCGGGTTATAACATTGGTGTTGGTGCCGCAACCCCAACTACTTCCGGTGCTGGCATCACCTTTCCCGCAACACAGTCCGCATCGACAGACGCGAATACGCTGGATGATTATGAGGAGGGAACGTGGACACCTGCTATGTCAACAACAACAGGTTCTATTTCTTTTTCTTCCGCTTCTGGAACTTATACAAAAATTGGCAGAATGGTTTATGTGAGGGGAAGTTTTGGTGGAACCGTAACAATTAGTTCACCAACTGGAGATTTAAAATTAACTAGTTTGCCCTTTACAATTGGATCACCAGAAGTCGGCGCAGGTTCTACAGCGCCTTACAATATGTCCGCTGGCGCATATTTTATAACTTTAGAAACAATTGGTGGAACAACGACCGCATACATATTTAATTTTGCAAATGGAACAAGAAGTAGCGCACACAGTTATTTTCAAACTGGTTGTGCATTAAATATTTCTATGTGTTATCAAATTTAACTACACCGGATTAGTGTAGTCAGACAAGGAGAAACAAATGAGCATTACCAAAGAAACCGTAGTTGACCAGATTACCGTCACCGAAAACGGCATCATCTTATACCGTGAAGCTACGCGCATCATCGAAGATGGCACCGAATTGACTAAGACCTACCACCGCAGCAGCTTGACACCAGCGCAAGACCTGACGGGTGTGCCGGAAAAGGTTGTGGCGATCTGCAACACGGCGTGGACACAGGAAGTAATCGACGCCTACAAAGCCTCATTGCCGAAAGAAGAAGCTGCGTAAGGATCAACATGATGGCATCTGTCACAGAAATTGAAGGCCGCGTGAACACGCATGAAGCTGTTTGCGAACTGCGGTATGAAAGCATCAACGCTCGTTTAAAGCGCATTGAAGCCGTTGGCCTGACGGCGGCGGGTGCCATCATTATGTTGTTATTGCATCTTGTGACAAAGGCGGGGTAGATGATTAAATTCCTGACGTTGTTATTGTTCTCGACCAACGCGCTCGCCGGTGGCGTTAATCTAATGATGTGCAATGGCGAGTTTGCCTTGTGTGCAGCCTCGGCCAGCGTGCCGACCGGCAAGACGATCCGCGTAGACGGTAAAGAATTCCAAGAGGGCATGGCCGTCTGTCCGGTGCTGACCGGCAAATCCATTGCCAATGCGGATTTGATGAAGGGTAGCTGCAAAGCACCGCCGGGTAAGGTCTGGTCGTTGTTCTCAACGATCACCGAATACCCGCAGGCGCCGTCTTGGGCGGTGGTCACCATGACACCCAGGACGTTTGTCACCACGACCGCAGCCGGTGGGGGCATGTCAAACCAGTGGTCGTTTCTGTGTGACAAGCAAGCCAAAAAGGTCAACGGCGTGCAGCTCGCCAACTGCTACGGGCCGATCAACGAAAGCCCGTGGAATAACGGCCATGTGCCGCCGGGCAGCACTTCGTTCACCGCAGCGCCGGTCGGGGCGGCAAATCCCGTTGGCGGCAATGTGCCGAGCAAATAATGTTCCCTCTCGCCGCAGTCCTAGACATCGGCAGCAAGCTAGTCGATAAGTTTTTCCCCGATCCGCAGCAAGCTGAACAGGCCAAGCTCAAACTGTTGGATATGCAGCAGAATGGCGAACTGGCGCAGCTCAACGCCGATGTAGCCGAGCAGCACGAGCTGACCGAGCGCCTTAAAGCCGACATGGGCAGCGATTCGTGGCTGTCGAAGAACATTCGCCCCATGACATTGATTGCAATCCTCATTGGCTATTTTACGTTTGCCGGATTGTCAGCAGCTAAGATCGACGTTAACGAGAGCTACGTGCAACTGCTTGGTCAATGGGGTATGTTGATAATGTCATTCTATTTTGGCGGCAGAACGCTTGAAAAGATCATGGACATGCAGGCCAAGAAATGAAAGAAAAGCTCACTTTTGTAGTGACGACGATGGTGAGTTTTACCCTGTGCGTGGTCATCGTTGGGATGGTTTTTGCTCTGTGCGTTGGACTCTTTGACAAAGAAGTGAACAACGAGGACATTTTCAAATTATTAGCCCCTGCGTTTCAAACCATCATAGGCGGGTTCATTGGCTTACTGGCGGGAATAAAATTCTCAAACTCAAGCGAGGGTAACGATGTTAAGTAACTGGCCTGCATCACTGGCGCTAATCTTAAAATCAGAAGGCGGCTTTGTGAATCATCCGCGAGATCCCGGCGGCATGACTAACCTCGGCGTGACGCGCAACGTCTGGCGCGACTGGGTTAAGCATGACGTTGACGAGGCAGAGATGCGCTCACTAACGCCCGAGCTGGTGACGCCGTTGTATAAACAACGCTATTGGGATGCTTGCAAGTGCGACGATCTGCCTCGAGGCGTTGACTACGCAGTATTCGACTCTGCCGTAAATATGGGGCCAGGACGCGCCGCAAAGCTGCTGCAAACGGCTTTGGGCGTAACCGCTGATGGCAGTATCGGCAGGGCCACGATCGCTGCTGCGACCGCTGCCGATCCCGTTGAATTGTTGGAAGCCTTCAGCCTGGGCAAAGAGGCGTTTTACCAATCCCTGCCGACTTTTGCGACGTTCGGCAGGGGGTGGCTAAATCGTGTGGCGCACGTGCAAGATGCGGCAGAACAGATGATGGGCTAGGTTTTTTCTTTAAGGTCATAAAACCAGTCATCACCGGCAGACCATTTGCGTGTGCCGTCTACCGTCCATAGTCTTTGTGCTGCTTGGAAATCGGGGAATTTAGTCTCGGCAGGAATCAGGCTCTGGTCATACCACAGGCAACGGTTGTTCGGCTGGCAGGCAAACTGCCCATTTTCCAAAGCAATCCAGTTGAACGATTTGTGTTCCTCGGCCTGCTCTGTAAAGCCGGTGTCTAACGTCATTTCGTCAGCGCAGAAATCTACGGTAAACAGATAGCGCCCGAAGTGCCACTGTTTGTCTTTGCCCAAGAACTTCACGCCTAGATTACGCAGGCCAATCTTTTCAATGACAGTAAATTGATACCCCATGCAATCCCACAACTGCAACACATCAACCGGCAGGTTGCCAGCGTCTTTGTGCCACACGTAAGCGTGGATCGGTAGCTTGTCATACAGCGCACCGTAGGCTGGCAACAGTGACTCAATGCGAAACACCTGACCGCGCAGGGCTTTTAGGCTTACCCATATAGCCGGTTCTAATTCGTTATGGCCCTTGTGGTCGTTGTATAGAAACTCCCGTTTCACAAAGCATTTCAAAGGTGGCAACGACGCCACGATATAACTCATGTGTTCTTCTCCCGCAGCTTGGCCTGAACGTCTGCTGCAAACTTACCCCAACCACTTAGTTTCATACCTTCTTCTTGATACTTAGCGTGTTCTTGATACAGCCGCAATATTTCCTCGTCCGTCAGCCCAACCCATTCCCGTGTATGGGCCATCGCAATCATGGCTCGATAGCATTCTTTCCAATCCTGAAGCTCATCTGTTGCGCTGTACGCATGTTGGAATGCTCTTACGCCGTTCAGCACCATTTCCTGCGTTGGTTCGCGAGGAACCATAACGTAATCATCCATTGTTCTCCTTAATGGCATTTGCCGACATCCACCTTTTTTTGTATACCCGCAGTCGCATCCGCAGCTTGGACATTGTTTCATGTGTTCTTCTCCCGCAGCTTGGCTTCAATAGCGTTAGCAAATACACGAAACCCTGCCCCCGCTGTAAGGTGTGAAGGTTCTAATTTATCGTATCCGTAATACCCCATTGCTTTTTTAATCATTGGTTGAAACTCCCTATCCGTCAGCCCAGCCCACGGGCGTTGAACTGTTAAGGAATCCTTAATAGCTGGTTCCGCAAGCGCGGCTTTGGGCTTCCATCTTCCATGCACTTTTCCCCATTCGCGATGGTCATGTCTGCGAACATTCTCACCGTGTTTGTCAGAATAATTCATCAACCAACTGTCAGCCCCGTTGTGTCCTACTGGGTATTTTTGTTTTATCAGAATAGACGCCCAATACAGCGCAGAAATCACAGACGCATCTTCAAACGGGTGCGCCACAGGTTTCTGTTCATCTGGTTCCGCAAGCGCGGCACGTAAAGCATTTGCACGTCCTTCAGCGCAATACCATTCTCCGTTCCTAAGCATGTAATCCATTGCGCTTAGGGCCGCTTTCGCGGCGGCTCTCAGTTTTTCAGTCATCATTCACCCTTTCTGATTGCTGCGGCTGCGGACATTAGCCACCAATCCACTTTCCCTGAATTACCGTTGGCGCGTTTCTCGCACACCTTCGCGCACCGTTCACGCTCTTTCGATACAGCCTCTGCAAGTTCGCGCTCAAGCCGGTCAATCTTTGCAGTCAGGTGTGCGTATCCTTGTGGCTTGTCAAACTGGGGGTCGTAGTGCGCCCCCACATCGGTTATTTTAATCATCGCATCACCGCTGCCATGCCGATGATGACCAGCACGACAATCAAAATGCCGATCCTGCCGCAATCTGCAACTCCTTGTGTATAACCTTCATCAAAGCCGCTCATTTTTTAGCCTTATTAACTTTAGCTTTGCGCTTGTAAACTTTCATGCGGTCTTTAAGGCCGTCTGCCGACGTGTGCGTCGTGGCGCTGTGGTATTTGAACTTCTTGTCCGTTAATTTCAATGCCAGTTTTTCAGTCATGATTTCCTCTCATTCCAGCGTTGGATCGCAACCTCGAGGGGCTGGTCCGTATCGTGGTGGGGGCCGATCACCTGACATTCTTCGCAGCAGATGGCGATCACATTGGGTTTCACTTCGTCGACCACCACATCCTCATTGCCGCAAAACGGGCAGGGCAGGATGACGATCTTCTGTTTGCTGCGTTTTTCCCTGGCTGTTTCCCAGCGGTCGAGATCCTGGCTAAATTCGCGCTCAAGCTGGTCAAAGGCGTTTGTGCTCATTTTGATTTCCTTTTTGGGCGACTGCAAATAATGTCAGGTTTGGCCTTTTCCCACGGCAGATCGTCAACCAGATCCGCAAAGTGGTCAACCGGCTGTGCTGGCGTAATATCGCAATCAAACTCCGTTTTGATGCTGGTCAGGGCAAAATCGCCCAGTAATGACTTGTCGGCCAAATTGGTTATGTCCTGGCTGGTATAAACTGGCTGGGCAAACTCGGTGCCGGTGATCTTGTTGCGGTAGGTCAGCAGGTTGTTGCTGGTCGCATCCATCAGCTCGGCAAACCGGCCGAGCAGTGTCGGAATGTGGCGGTGCTCTCCGCATCCGGCACGCTGGGCGGCTACATCCATGTCAGGTTTAGCCTGTGCACACGACCAGCGGGCCTCTCCGTCAGTCTCAGGGGTGCTGTGGGCGCAGGTTCGGCAGCTCACGTCGGGGGCTTCTGTCGAATAGCACTGGTCTTTGAAGCGGCAGAACTTGCAGGTAAAGTTTGTCGCATCGTCGGCCAGCGTGACGGCAGGTTCTGGGCTTGTGATGATGCGCTCGGCGCGTAAGTAAGCCATCTCAAACGCATCTTTGTCGAATTCTATGCGCTCGGCGTGGATCTCGTCGGTGTCTTTGTTGACCATCAGATACATGGCGCGACTGAGCTTTGCCCAGCCCATGTATACTTGCATCTGCACGTAATGCTGCAGCTTGGACTTCTTTACCCCATTTTTCACCATTGCGGCAAACGACTTTGCGTTTGCGGTCTTGAATTCAAGCAAATGCGGCGTCTTGGGCGCTTCCGGCAAGCCGAGGCCAACACCGTCAAGACTGCCTGCAAAGTGGCCGCCAACCGCCTTGTAACGCCACTGGTTGCCGTCTGCGTCTTTATCCCACACCTCGACACCTATGGCACGCAGGTCGGCGATCAGGCGCGGTTCCTGGTGGTTTCCGGTGTCAAACAAGCGCAGCATCCGGCCGTCAAAATCTTGTTGTTTTGCCCATCTAAAACTAAGCCACAGGTAGCGGTCGCATTCGTGGCCGATCTCAGATGCGCCGAGATGCGGGCGCCCCTGCCGGTCTGCGCTGGTTTCGTAATGCTTAAAAATGGCGGTTTTGGTGCTGTTCTGCGGTTCTGGTATCTCTGCCATGATTCCTCCGTGACGCCGGGGCGTTGCCGCCCCAGCAGGTTGATTACTTCTTCGCCCAGGGCGTGGCTGCCGCGACCTTGCCGGTTGCAAAAGCGGCTGGTGCTGTTGGTTTAGCTGCTGCCGGTTTAGCTTTCGGCGCCGGTGCGCCGTTAGCCTGGCTATACCCTTTGATGCGGTTTGTCATCTGGCCGGAATTGGGATTTAACTCTTGCACCACGTCCACGGTCAGCGGAATATTGTGCAATTCGTCACTGTCGCCGGGTTCCATAATGCCGACACAGTGGCAGATCGCCGACAGCTCGCGCTCGGCAATGCTCACCGCGGTCGCGTTGGGGTTGACCAGGTTAAGTCTCGTCCACAGTTTCCGGCCGCTGTGCTTGGTGTCACCGATCACTTCCATCGTCAACATCAAATACTCTCCGGTGCCTGCTTTGGTTTCTTTCATTTCGCTGTCGGTGATAATTACCTCGTAGCGACCGGCGGGGAGGGCGTCAAACGACTGTTGCGGTTCTACAGCTGCGGCATTGAAGTTAAGTGAGGCCATTTTATTTTCCTTTGGTTTGGTTGGGTGCTGCGGTTGTCGTCATTGCGTCTGCAAGTGCCTGCCATTCAAACGGCAGATTGTCGGGTAGCGAATAGCGATTCTTTGCGAGATAAGCGGGTTTCTCGGACGTGTAAAGCAGGCGCTCGCCGGTTGAGATTCCGCGAGTAACCTTATTATTGAAGCCAACATCTGCGGTCTTGACCGTCGTTTTGTAATTGGCAAAGCCAACTACGTCGCAAAACTCTTGCAGCAAGGCACTGCTGCGACCTTGCAGCTTGGGCTGGTATCTCTCGAACGGATCGACCTCGGGGCTGTCAAAACGCTTGATTTCGCTGTGTGCCAGCAAGATGGATGCCATGCCGCGAGCACGCAGATCGTTGATGCCGTCAAGGATCTTGCGCCAGTAGTCGGCAGCAATCACCGCACCCTTGCCGAATCCCAACGCCTTTTCATCATACTTAGCGTTAATGTCTTGCCAGATCAGATTGTCAAGCCAATCAAGGCTGTCAATCACGACGGTTTGGAAATCGTGCTCGCCTTTCAGTGCAGCAAGCGCATCGTGCACATCTGACAGCTTGGTTGCCAGCGGGAAGTGGTCGACCTCCAGCTTGCCCAGGCCATCCTCGGTCAAGATGAAGATCGGCGCCGGACTACCGGCGGCAAAGGTGGTTTTGCCGATGCCATGCACCGAATAGATCATGATACGTGGCGGTTGCAGCGTGGTATTGCGTGATACTGATTGCAGGTTAATTGCCATAAATCCTCCGTTTATTCCAGTGAGAAAAGTAAAACAACAAAAAGCCACAGTGATGCGAACGTCACTAACCCAAGAATGCAATCAAGAATAATCTGTTTCATATTTGCCCCCTGTCGTCTGCCATTTCTTGCGCCATTTCCTCAAGCATGTCTGTGTCGGCAATGTCTTTTTTGAGCATGGCTTCCACCATGTCATGCAGGCGCTCGATGCGAATTTCCAGTGCCTGCTTGTTGGTGCTGAGTGCGGCGACCACTAGCTCAAAGGCGTAACTGGTGTCGAGGTTGTCAGCAATGAACTCGTAGAGATCGACTTGCGGTTTGCTATGTTTGGGGTAACTGCCGTAGTCGAGCACTTCCTCAACGATGGCATCGAGGGCGTCTGCGCGGTCATCGTCTGAGATTTCGCAGGCTTGACGGTTGAAGGGGAAACAACGCTTGCAGTCGTCGGCACCGCAGAGGCAGGGTTCTATTGTCATGATTAAATCCTTTCGGTTGGTCGGTTGGGTGCGCCCCCGAGGGGGCGGTTTGTTACGCTGCGATTGATTTTGCTTTGTTGATTGCTGCATCGGCAGTTTTGTAAATGAACATGCAACCGACGTTCATTTCTGCATCGTTGTCGCGCACGCCAACTGAGTAGCCAGTGGAGATTTTATAAACAACGACAGATACATTGTTTTCGATGTCTTTGATTTCGTGGATTAGCATTTTGTTTCCTTTTGGTTGGTAGGTCGGTTGGTTTCTTCTGTTGCGTTACTGCATGGCTCACAATATAATCTGGTAGAATTAGGTTGTCAACAACTTTATACAACTATTTTATAGGGGTTCAAATTAGATGCGAACAAGTGATGCGATTACATACTTCGAAGGGCGCCGAGCACTGGCCGAGCGACTAGGGATTAGCACCCAGGCGGTGGCAAAGTGGGGCGATGCGGTGCCAGAGGGCGCCGCCTACAAATTGCAGATCCTGACGAACGGGCGCCTGCGGGTAGATCCGGCACTCTATCCTGGGCGGTGGCGCCGGAAGGCGGGGAAATGAATTATTTGTCAGTTTGTAGTGGGATTGAGGCGGCTACAGTAGGCTGGCATTCTTTAGGCTGGCAACCTGTTGCTTTTTCTGAAATCGAAAAATTCCCGTGTTCTGCATTGGCACACCATTATCCAGATGTGCCTAACTGGGGCGATATGACTAAATTTAAGGAGTGGCCAGATGCAAATGTCAATGTTCTCGTCGGAGGAACCCCCTGCCAATCTTTCAGTGTCGCAGGACTCAGAAAAGGATTGGCAGACCCGCGTGGCAACCTCATGCTTACGTATCTTGCCATTGCTGCAAAGTATAGCCCCGAGTGGTTGGTTTGGGAAAACGTGCCCGGCGTCTTGTCCAGTAACGGAGGACGAGATTTTGCCAGCCTTCTTCGAGGGATAAGGCAACTCGGGTATGGGTTCGCCTACCGAATTCTTGACGCTCAATACTTCGGAGTTCCCCAGCGGCGCAGACGCGTGTTCGTTGTCGGATGTGCTGGAGGTTGGCAACGTGCCGCAGCGGTTCTTTTTGAGCGCCACAGCTTGCAAAGGCATATTGCGCCGCGCAGAGAAGCGGGGAAAGGATTTACCCATTCAGTTGCTCCGAGCCTTACAAGCAGTGGCCGAGGCGTCGAGCGAGGCGGCGATACCAGAGGGCAAGACCCCGTAATCGCTTGTGACGTTGCCGGGGCGTTGGATACGCAATGCGGTGGCGGAAAACTTACCCATCAATCGGTTGTCAACGGGCACGTTTTGCCGGTTATGGGAACGCTAACGACGCGCACATTTACGGCACTTGGCGCGCGTGATATCGAGGAAGGCGCACTCGTTCCGATGATTTCCCACTCCTTGCGTGGCGAAGGCTTCGACGCTAGCGAGGACGGGACGGGGCGCGGGACGCCGTTGGTGCCGATCCAGAACGCGCTGCGCGGCAAGTCGCAGAACGGGTTAGGCATTGGCGAAGGTGGGGAGCCGATGTACACGCTGGACAAGGCGAGTCAGCACGCGGTTGCCTTTGCCCATCAAGCAGGCGGCACTCAAACCACGCTCGGCTACGACTCGGCGCGCGGCACCGCGCCTACGCTGCCGAAGTGTCAGACGCTGGCAGTGGCGATGTTTAAAAGCGGCCAAGGCGCGGCCGCGCGTAGCATCGGCTACAGCGAACACTTGGCGCCAACACTGCCATCGTCTGACGAAGGTAATCGCACACCTACGCTTTTGCAAGCCATGCAAGTACGCCGCCTGACCCCGCGAGAGTGCGAGAGGCTACAGGGCTTCCCCGACGATTACACGCAGGTTCCATACCGCAACAAGCCAGCCGCTGATGGGCCGCGCTACAAGGCACTCGGCAACAGCATGGCGGTTCCAGTAATGGCATGGATCGGTAAACGAATTCAACAAGTGGAGGAAATAACATGCACCACAAAGCAAAAATACCATTCAGCATAGTTCAGGAAGCCCGACACCAGCGGCAGCGGTTCGGCAGGGCATACTCGGTCATCGCTGCCTTTTACGATGTCAGCATGTGGACTGTGCGCGACTGGTGCGAGTATCGGACGAGGGTGGCGGGATGAACGTCAAAAGGGCAATTAGGCCGCCGGACATGACCTGTTCTTTCTGCGGTGGCAAAGGATTCCAGACGGTCGAACGGGCGGCTGGACAGTCGTTTGTTTGCAAAGACTGCCGACGCACCTACAGGCGCAAATCAACGAGTGGCAGCGGTCAGATTGCGGGGCCGGTTTATCATCGGACGCGGGAATTATGAACCGGGGGGATAGCATGACAGACACAGACAAAGGCGCTGTCAAAGCCAGCGTCAAAAACAGCGAATTCCTGCAACTGCTCTATGCCGGTATTCCCGATAAATCCTCGTTATGGGTTACCTCGTTCTACGGGAACCCCGATCTGACAGACAGCGGCAATTGGTTTGGCAGACCTTACAGGCCGGACCGTCATGCGCTGGTCGACTCGATGGTCACCGTAAATTCCTACTTCTCGGTAGCGGCACTCTCGCCGACCGCCGATGGCGAGATCCGGCGCAGGAAGGCAAACTTTGAGCAGATACTGGTCCTGGTCGCCGACGATGCGCTGATCGACGACATAAAAGGCACCGTGTCCTATGTACTCAACACCTCACCCGGCAAAGCGCAGATCGGCATATTTATCGACAAGGACGATCCCGACGCCAAGAATCGCAGCCTGGTTGACTCGATCGTCACGCGCATGGCTGAGAACGGCCTGCTGCGAGCTGACGCCAGCGGGAACAATTCGGTGCGCTACGTTCGGCTGCCGGTTGGCCAGAATCAGAAGCCGCGGGAAACGGGGCCGTGGGATCACCAGCTTGCGGTCTGGAACGCCGACTGCGTGCTCTCGTTGGCAGATGCCGCGTCGGTATTCGGTATTGACGTGGACGAGCTGCGGAAGATTAAAGAGGCGGCGCCAGCCGATGCCAAAAGCTCAATCTACGATGGCCAGGCCGATCTGCTGCGCTTGACGGCCAGCAATATTGTGCGGGGCGAACGGTTGCACGAATCTATCAACGAGATGGCGTTCAGCCTGGTTGCCTGCGGCACGCACCCCGGCACTGTGGTGAGCACACTGCGCGGGTTGATGGAATCGTCACTGGTGGCGAAGGATGACCGCTGGAAGGCACGCTACGACGATATCCCGCGCTCTGTGACGACGGCGGTAGAGAAGCTCAAGGATAAGCAAATAAACGATCCTGACGCGTCTACGCTAGCGGGGAAGGGCAAATCAGAGATCATTGAGCGTCTGAAATCATGGAAACCGGCAGATGCAGCGCAGGTGACCGAGATCCGCGAGATTAAATATTATGTTGAGGGATTAATTCAATCCCATCTGGCCGGTAGTCTGGTTTCGCAAGGCGGCACCGGCAAAACCTCTATCCTGATGCTGCTGGGCATTGAAACGGCACTCGGCGGCGCCTGGTTCGGCATGACGGTTACACAGGGCGCTTTTGTTTTGCTCAGTCTGGACGACGCGCAAGAGGATCTCGACGCCTGCTTTGCCATGATCCTGCGGGAAAAGGCATTTACGGCAGTGCAGGTTGAAATTATCCGGGCAAATGTGCGGTTGATTTCCTTGCGGTCCATGAAAATTACCATTAAATTCGCCCAAAAGGATGGCCAGAGCTTTATGTCGACCGGCTTGGACCAGGCATTAATTGAGGGATTATCGGAAATTCCAAACCTGCGCTGCGTGGCGCTCGATACCCTGCGGCAGTTTGCGGGCGGCACGACCAACGACGACCAGCTCGTCACCGTGGCCACAAAAGCCATCACCAGCGTGGCAGACGCCTGCGGGTGTGCGGCGATCGTCAACCATCACGGCACCAAGCAGGGCGCCCGCGAGGGCGTGGTCGACCAATACAGCGGCGCCGGCAGCGGGGCGCTGGCCGACAATCTGCGTTTCGTGCTGAACTTGAGCACCGTGAAAACCGAGGATGCGCGGAAAATGCTCAATTTCTCGGTTCTGGACGATTTCGCGCTGGATCACGGATCGGTGGTGCTTGAGCTGGTCGACACCCGCGGCAGTCTGTTACGCCGCACCATTGATCCGGTCTACATCATGCGTGATGGGTATCGGTTCACGACGCTGGAAACGTCTAAAAAGACACCGGCGCAGAGGAATATGGAGAAATTCAAGCAGGTGGCCAAGATCATTAAGGACAAAGGGCCGCAGTCAACTCGTAATTTACGTGAGGAGGTGAAGGTTAATACAGCCAATTTTAGCGTGATGATTAGTGGATGGATTGAGGATGGTTTTCTTATTTCTACCGGAAACGGTAGCAGCTCTTTGATCCATCTTACCGATTCTGGTAAAAAGGAATTAGGGATAACCTTTGGAGGCTAATTTGCCTCATTTCCGATCGTTTCCGTCCTTAGGGATACGGAAACGGGAAACGATCGAGGAATGGGGTGGTGTGTGTTTTACAACACACCCACACCCTTTCCCTTATTCTCGTTTCCGGAAACAATTGGGAAACAGGAAACGATTGATTATTTATTAAGCAATTAAATGGAGAAAATAATGAATACTTTAAACAAATTAATTAATCCACATTTGAAAATGGACAAAATGGACATGCGCGATTATTTTGCAGGTCAAGTTATTTCTGCTTGTTGGAATTCGTTAGAAATAAACACATCGGGAAATGTGGCCGCAAAAAATGCCGCTAAAATTGCTTATTTGATTGCAGACGAAATGCTTAATGAACGTCAAAAATGACACCAACCCAGCGCAGTCTGGCCGCATTACGCGAACTCGGTTACCTGGTCGAAGTGGTTGAGAAATGGAATAGCTTCACCCGAACGCGTAAGGATCTCTGGGGCTGGGCCGATCTGCTGGCCATCCGGCGCGGCGAGGTGCTCGCAGTCCAGGTCACCAGTGAGGGCGTGGCCAACAGGGTTAAAAAGGTTATGGACTCGGAAACGATTGCCAGGGTGCGCGAGGCTGGGGTGCGAATTGAGGTTCACGGCTGGCGCAAGAACGTGAAAGGGCGCTACGTGCAGCGAATTGTCGATTTATCTTGAATTTTTGGCTTGCGTGCTGAATTATTGTGCACTAACATGGGTGGGCGTTGATCTCCTCCGTTTAACGCACCCCGCTAAACGGCGGCTTGAGCGTTGCGGGCGCTCACCCGGCGGTCGCCGTTGCCTTATGAAAGGGCGTTTGTGGACCATCAGAAGAACGCTGCGCTGTTTGTATCTGTGCTGTTTCATAGCGGCACGAATGCCCATTTCATGCACTTGCAGACGAAAAGTTATTCTGAGCACAAAGCACTTCAGAAATACTACGAAGGCATCGTCGACATTGTGGACCGCTGGGCCGAGGCGTTTCAAGGCTGTTATTCTGTTATTGATACCTATCCCTCGGACTTTCATATCGCAAAGTCACCGCTGCCTTACTTGGGAAAGATTAAGGATTTTGTGGACTCGATCCGCAAAGTGTTACCGGACGAC